GGCAAACGGCGTGGCTGTGATCGACAGTGACTACCGCGGCGAGGTAATGGTTCCTCTGTACAATCGGCCCGGTTACATCGTCATGTGCGGTGAATCAGGCAAGGATTTCGTCACAAAGCCAACGGCTGCGCTTGACATCACCCCGGTTTGCATCAGCAAGGGTCAACGCATCGCGCAGATGTTGATCCTGCCCGTGCAGCATCCGGCAATCGTGCAGGTGCAGCAGCTCTCCGACACACAGCGCGGCAACGGCGGCTTCGGCAGCACAGGGAGGTAGAAAGATGAAGGGTTTCATCGAGAGTCTTAAACTGCTGCTTGCACTGCTGGAAAACGTTCTGTTCGGTGCGGCAGTTCTGCTGATTATTGCGGCAGCAATTATCTTCACCGGGCTTGCGATCTGGAAAATCGCAATAATCGCTGCCAAGCTTTTCAAAATTGACATGTGAGGCGCGGCATGAAGAAGAAAAAGCAGGAGATCAGGATTCACCTTGATATGAGTTTGCAGCAAGCGCAGATTATCAGCGAGGCTGTGGAGGAATATATGCGGCTGCGTATGTACCAGTTTTCCGATCTGGCCGACGTGCTGGCCCGCCGCGACTTCCAGTACGATCAAAGCGACCCGCAGTGCGGCGAGAAATTCAAGGCGTATATGCAGCGTCGGGATGAAATTACCGAGCTGTTCGAGCAAATTAGGCGGGTGGCTCTTGACGGCGCAGAGTGTGCAGACCGCGGCGAGGATGCGGACATTGCGGGGGATCTGTGGAGCGTTCTGCGACACGAGATTTACAAGGCGAAAGGCGGCGACCCGGCCACAGGGGCCTATGACTCCTACCCGGCTATCCAGCTTGCAAGGGAGCCACTGGCAAGGTGCTGGTTCACGGCGGGCGACCTGCACGCGGAATCTCGGTACAGGGTGCTGGAATACTGCCGCCGCTGCGCAGAGAACGGCAGGTGCAAGGCCCGGTGCTTGCAGGAGTATCGTAAATTGGAGGGAGGAAAACCGAAATGATCTACTTATACTTGGGGCTGCTG